ACTTGCTCGCGACGGCCGCAGGACAGACAGCAAGCAGCGCGACGTGGGGCGGCTCGACCACCAAGTTCAAACTGAATGTCACGTTTACGCCGCAGCAAAAAGGTTGGTTATATGCAAGGATCAAATGCGGCAAGGCGTCCAGCACGTTCTACTGCGACCCGCTCATCACACTGACCTGACGGAGAAACCCAAATGACCGAGGAACGCGCAGACGCGCGCGAGCGCAACGACGCGACCGTGATCCGCAGCGGCGGCATTGGCGAACAGGCCGAGGCGCGCGGTCGGTATGACGTCGAATGCATCGGCGCAGACGGCAGGCTGAAATGGCGCGAGACGATTGAGAATGTGGTGGCGACCGTGGGCAAGAACCTGGCGCTCGACACCTTCCTCGCCGGATCGGCCTACACCGTCACCGGCCCGTTCATGGGGCTGATCTCCGCAACGTCGTGGTCCGCCGTCTCTGCCGGCGACACGATGGCCTCGCATGCGGGATGGCTCGAGGCCGGCCTTGCCAATGTGCCGACCTACACCGGCAACCGCCCGACCGTGGCCTGGTCTGCCGCCGCCTCGGGATCGAAGGCAACATCGGCCGCGCTGTCGTTTGCCATCACCGGCAGCGGTACGATCAAAGGGGCGTTCATCGTGTTCGGCAGCGGCGCGGTCGCCACCAAGGACAGCACCGCCGGGACGTTGTGGTCCGCGGGCACGTTCGCGGCCGGCGACAAGGCGGTGGTCGCGAGTGACACATTGAATGTAAATTATGCGTCCTCGCTATGAACGTTCCGACCGACATCGCAAAGCAGGTCGTCGAGAGCTTGCGCGGAACCCCGTTCGTGCTTGCGCTGGTGATGCTGAACGTCGTGTCGCTCGTCGGGTTTGGCTTCGTGCTGCACGAGGTATCGAGCGCGATGGAACGGCGCGAGCCACTGCTCAAGGCGTGCATCGAGAGGGGCCGGTGATCGTCCCGCTCAAGCTGTTCAATCGCGAGATCTTCTTCGACCATGTTCGCGAAGATCCGTTCGGCGGTGAGCTCGATCAGGATCAGGTGGACGGCATGAACGCGATCCTCGACGCATGGGAGCATGAGCCGCGATCCGACGATCTGCGCTGGCTCGCATACGCCCTGGCCACGACGATGCACGAGACGGCATCGACCATGCAGCCGATCGAGGAATACGAGGGCGACGAGCAACCCTACGGCGCGGTCGATCCGGAAACCGATCAGGCATACTGGGGGCGCGGTTTCGTGCAGCTCACCCACCGGGAGAACTACGCGCGTGCCGACAAGGAGCTCGGCCTGTACAACGAGTTGTCGTGCGAGTGGCATGCCGAGAACGCGCTCGTCCCGGATCTCGCGGCCGAGATCATGTTCCAGGGTATGACCGAAGGGTGGTTCCGCGGCGATGATGAGGGGCGCCACACCTTGGACCGCTATTTCAACGAGGACACCGATGATCCGGTCGGGGCGCGTGAGACCATCAACGGCGATGCCGGCAAGGTGCCGGACTGGTCTGGCGGCATCAGCATCGGCGACCTGATCGCCGGCTATCATACGGCGTTTCTGCTCGCGCTCGAGGCGGCGACGATCCGGGCCGACGAGCAGTCATGAAGGACGACCATCGCGTTGTGCTGGCGCTGGTCACTATTGCTGTGGTCTGTGCGGTGGTGCTGTTCATATTCAGCAGGACGGCGGGCGGAACCGTGGTAAGCTGACGGTTCCACTTCTGCCCCCAACCTAGCGCCGCCCGGTCACCGCCGGGCGGCTTTTTTTATCGTGGGTGTAGTGTGGAGTGATTGCTAAAGACCAGACAACGCCATCCATAACTGGCCTGGCGACCGTTGAGATCAACCGAAATGAACACATCATAGAGTTCGGTTCGTTCTCTTCCGATAACATTCGACTCAAGGTATTCGTGTGAAGATTTCGTTACACGCAACCCGTCAACTTTCGGGAGTCGTCCGATGGCGCTGATAACACAGCCGTCCAATAGTGGATTGCCGCTGGTCGTTGGGGCGGGCTGCGGCGCCGGCAGGGCGGGTGCAGCGGCGGGCTGAGGTGGCGCGATCGGAGCGGCCGGGATCGCCGCAGCGACGGGTACCGTAGCCGGGGCTGGCTTTGCCGCCTCGCCGCCTCTCGATGTTGCTGTCGCTATGGCAACGCCGAATACGGCCATCGTGCCGACAAGAGTTGCAACGGTGATGTGAAAAATGTTGTTCATTTGAGGTTTCCCAGCCTGTGCGCGGAATTGCGCGGGTTCAAAGCATTCTTGCGATGGCGAGTGCCAAGCCTGCGACGGCGATAATGAATGCGCCGAGTTTCAGCAGCAGGCGATTTTCCAAGGCGGCAAGGTCGGCCTTGGTCGCTACGCCGATGGGCGAGTTGAAGGTTTGCGCCAGTGCGTCGGCCATTGCCTCGGCCTGTTCGGGCGGGACCTTGGCGTCGCGCAGGCGGCGGACATAGGCGAGCGTATCGAAGGCGAAGCTCATTGCGGGCTATCCTGTTTCGGCGCTGCAGCGCGCGGCAGCATCTCAACCAGCTCATCCAGTTCCGCCACCCGCTCTTGGCAGAGGGCGAGCAAGTCGAGATAGACGCCGTCCGGAACGTCATACGATCCGTCGACCCATCGGCGCACGGTGCGGTCGGACACCTCAAGATCGCGGGCGACCTCGGATTGCCAGCGAGGCCCGTAGAGGGCTTCGCCGACACGCTTGAGTAGGCGGCTGCTCACGGGCTTAGGCCTCCAACACGTCAACCATCACGGCGATGACGCGCACCGTCTCGCCCGTCGCGCGGTCGATCAGGTCGCGGCCAATCTTGCGGCTTTCGCCCTTGGCAAAATTCTCAGCGGCGCCCAGCGAGCGGGTGTCGTGCGTCTTGACGCCGCCACCGGCATACAGGGTCGTCACGCGGTGGGTGAGCGGGCGGGCGAGTTGGGCTTGCAGGAAAGTTTCGGTGTTCATGGCTGCGGGCCTCCTGCCCGGTTCCGGCGGGGCCGATCCCCATCCGGTATGTCCTAATTAGTGGACACGGCGGCGGGTGTCAACTGCTTTTCTGGTGCGGGGAACTACCTAGCCTGCCGTTTCACGGGAAACCGACTGGCCCGCCCACCGTCTGTTCGTCGGCGCACAGCCGGGGCCGTTGGTGCGTTTTTGCGGGCCGGGGCCACCGGACATAGGGTCGGGCGCCGGGCGCATGGGCGGGCCTCCCGCGAGTCAGGCCGCCGCCACCATCTCGATCCGCCGCCCGATCCAGCGCATGACGTTGACCGCCATCGAGTTCCCGAGCGCCTTGTAGCGCGGGCCGTCGGCGGCTGGCTTGCCGCGATACGGAACGGCGGTGTAGTTGTCGGGAAATCCCTGCAGGCGCTCGCACTCGAGCGGCGTAAGTCGGCGCACAGCCCATGATTGCGCCACATACGACTTGGACGACCCGCCTGATGCCGCGCGGATGTTTGCCGTGTGGTGCGGCCCCTCGAACTGCGATCCGCCCTCACGGCCGCGCATGTCGAACGCCACCGCCGGATAACCCTGGCCCGGCTTGCCGCCTGCGACTTTCAGCGAGCCAGCCGTGTCGCTCACTGTGAGCTCGCCGCGTTGGTTCTCGTGGAACGCCACCGCAATCGATGTCCCGTCCGTGTCGAGCGGGCCGGTCACGTCGCCGTACTGGATCACGTCGATCGGCACCAGCGGCGTGCCGCGCCCGGTGCCGTCCTCGCTCGCGTCGAAGCCGTCAGCCTTCAGGGCGTGGGCGACCATCGTCTGCCCCTCGTCCATCGTCCCGAGACCGCCACCGCCTGTAGGGCGTGCGCTAATTGTCGGGGCAGCTCTTTGCCCCGCTTGTCGGCGCGGCGCAGGATGCCCTTGCAGGCTCTCGCGCTCAAAAAGTACTGCTGCGGCAGCTCTCCAGTTTCCAAGACATCCGACAACGAACACACGCCGACGTCGCTGGGGGACGGGCCCGCTCAAAGCCGTCCACTCGGACGTACTGAGCGTCAAGCACTCGCCAGGCCGCATGATACCCGAGTTCTGCCAGCCCTCCGATGAAGGCGCCAAAGTCGCGTCCCCCATCAGATGACAGGACACCGGGGACGTTCTCCCAAAGAATCCAGCGGGGCCGATAGCGGTCAGCAATTGCAAGATAGACGAGCGCGAGGTTCCCTCGAGGGTCAGCCAGTCCTTGGCGAAGTCCTGCGACCGAGAAGCTTTGGCAAGGGGTTCCTCCGACGAGAACATCGAGAGCTGCATCGGGCCATTCCTTCCAGCGGTTCATGTCACCGAAGTTCAGCACGTTCGGATAGTGGTGCGCCAACACGGCTCGCGGG